TCCCTAACTTGCGGCGCAAACGAACCGGCACAGTCTGGCCTCGACGTTTCCAATCTCGGCTGAGCACGGCCAGTTACCGCCAATCCTGGCTGGTTAGGGCCAGTTGGGATAGACAAGACTTGGGTCGGGGTGACAATTTTTTTTTCATAAAAAAAACTTTTTGATTTTGGGATTTCAATTCCAAAATTTTTCATTGCTTCGCTTCTTGCGTGGCTGACTGTTCGGTTTCTTTGGGCGACTTCTTTGTGTCCTTTTAGGTTGTTGCATTTTGAGCAACAGGGTTGCAAATTGTCTAAAGAGTGGTCTCCCCCGTTCATTAACGCAACTATGTGGTCTACTGTGTCTGCTGGTCGGTCGCAGTAGTTACAGGTCGGCTTGCCTTGCAGGATTATTGTGCGGTTGCGTCTGTACTCGGGGTTGTTGTGTTCTTTACCCATTGCTACCGCGCGCTGTCGCGCTTGCTCTCTTTGTTTGTTCTTGACGTTGCATATCGGGCTTGTCCTTTGTGTCGGTTTGTTAAGTGTATGTCAACTGTATGTATGAGTTGAGACAGAGTGATGATGCTCTACCCATCGGGCTGCCTCAATCCGATTACCTTGCACATCTACCCGATTATGTTTACGGGTCGCCTCGACACTGTGCATTGTCACATTCGTGTTGCTGTGTTAATGCGTGCCGATCTAACAGCGTTACCGCTGGTCATCCAACCGCCCTGCGACAGGCTTAGGTATACGCAACTAACCGATTGTGTAAGCTTTACTTCTTATCAGACTTTGCCATTAACGCAGCGCATAGCACTGTTAGCGCTAAAACAAGCCATACTGTGCGGCTCATTTCTTTAACCCATCTATGACAGCAGAGCATTGACTAGCGGTCAGCGTTTCAACTATGACGTCATCTTTCTGTAGCAGACGGTGGATGTACTCAAGTAGCTGCAGATCATCCCAACCTTTACCACGCGCAAGCGACTTGAGAAACCCAATCTGTTTAGGTGTTGCGCTGCCGTAATTGTCTGGTTTAGCCGGCGCACTGTTGATGCGGTTGACCTTTTCCATTTCTGTGGATGATGCACGTTCGCCTGTGTGCCCTATCGGGCTGTTGCTGATCATGCGGCCAATGGCGCTGGTTTCACAATTTTCTAAGAAACTTGTTTTGTTGACCAAGCTATTGCCAAAAATCTCCTCAGCAAAACCAGTTGATAAACAAATCCACTCAACTGAACCGTCTTTGTGATGATAAAGACACCATCCTTCGGCTTTCATAATTATTGTTGAGCCGTCATAATGATAAATGCTGGTAATTATTTTTGATTGCGTGCTCAAAGCCTCAAAGTGCTTCCACCATCTTTCTAAGCGCTCTGCAACTGTCTCGTAAAGCGATAGGTCAAAGTGTGCCATCAGCAAGCCACCCAAACTATTGCGTTACGGCCGTACCGTGTTTTGCGCCTAATGCCACTGTCCACGATGTAAGCATCTCGATGCAAGCCGTTGATGCGCGCTGACACAGATTGCGCTGGTAGTTCTAATAGCACACTTATTTCGTCTGCGGTCATGCCTTTAGCCTCTGTGCGACCTGCCCATTTAATCCAAAAGTGCACTACCTCACGTTGTTTGCCTGCGTGTGGTTTGGCTGCTTCGCCTGCTTCGCGTGACGTGTCTGGCGCGTTGTGTGCAATTGCTACAGATGGATGGTTTAACGCAACTTGCGTTTTTTGTCCAGCCAATCCAAGTGTGGTTGTAAACATTTCTAGTTGGTCATTCATGTCGGGCTCTTTCTGTTTGTCGGGTTTATTGGTTTTACCTTAGTACACGCTTTTAGGCCGGGATGTAACCACATAATTTTTTCTGGGTTGTGCCGGTATCTTGTGCCGTGCATTGTAAGACCGCACGCTTTACAGGGCGCGTATAACATTGCAGGCCGCTCTAATTACTGAGGCGTTAAATCTGTTTTGTTGACCGCCAACGGTCATGTGTGCTTCGTACATTAATTCCAACTCGTCAAGTAAAATCGAGTGGTCATCTAGCCGGTCTATTGGCGCTACTGGTTTAACGGTCAAAATGTCATCTATAAATTGCTTAAATACTTTGTTGTATTTGTCGCTGTAGGTATCGGGATACATTGCTCGTCTCGTTTCTTGTGTAATGCCTGTTTCGGGATGTGGGTTGTCGGTCATGGGTTGGGCAGCGCCCATGCCGACCAGCCAACCATACTCCATAGGTGTAACGCGGCGCGCAAGTTAATGTCTGGGTTATATAGATCGTCAAGGTTGTTTATGTAGCCAAGTTGCATAAGCCATCTTTTGTGAGTGCCATTTATTTGCATGAGTCCACGACTACCGCCGTTACTGTCTTTGGCGTTGTAGGCCGTAGGTATGCAACGTGACTCACGAAACATTACACGCGCCAATGTAGGCGCTTGATCTGCTGGCCAGCCGGCGCTAATTGCGTCAGCCACATATTGTGCACAACCTTTAGGCACTGCCGTAGTTGTGGTGGCTATTGGTGTTAAAGCGATTGTTTGTGGCACAACACTGTTAAGCACTGTGGTGATCTGTTCGCCCGGTTGTAGTTTGCGTTCTGGTGGCGCGCTGGCATCCCACAACAACACAAACGCTGCTAAACCTGTAATTGCCCATGCACCTATTTTGATTGCTAAGTAACTCATTTTTTCTCCAATTGGTAAGGCGTTCCCCAACTATCTCCAATGGCGTTCTTAAACGCCATCTGTGCGTGTAGCACTTGGCCGTTATCTGGGTCGCGGAATATCTGTATTAACACCATTTGCTCTGTGTCGAGTCTTGTGGTGTACACCTCGTAAACGTATGTTTTGGCATCAGCCATATTGCATCTCCCCTTATCGCCGGTCATTTGACCTTAGAGGATCACTGTGGCAATTCGGTGAATACCCTCTTAAACGCTTGCTGAATAAGGGTTAGAGGCTGATTGACAAACGCTGGTGAGTGTTCTATATGAAACCAATCGCCTGAGCCGCCGTGCTCAACTGTTTGCACGTCATACTTTTTCCATGCTTGTCGAGTGCATTGCCATGCGCGCCCAAAATCTTTTACTGCATAATCAATAATCATCTCAACGCCTAACTCGTTTGCGTTTGTTACCAGTGCGTTAATAAACACGAGCGCGCTTTTGCGGTTGGCCTGTTGATGTTTCTCACTCATGCGGTTAGAGGCATCCCACGCTCGACCAGTGGCGTGCACGGATAATGAGCCCGGCTTGCCGCGCATATCTCGTACTCCCCAACTGCCGTTATTCCACAACGCACCATTGGCATATTTGATACTTTGACGGATTACCTCATCCATGCCGGGTAGTGGGCCAGCGGCAGCGCCGTCACTGTTACCTGTGTATGGCCTTGAGCCAACAATCTTGGGATTGGCAGGTATTACGGTCATGGTGTTGCAGGGTCAGGTTTACGTTTTAGACCGTTGGCGGCAACAAGGCCAGACAACGTGCCAGTCATAAAGATTGACAGCGTTTTAAGTAAATCAATAAACGCTGCGTCATTAGGTGACTGCTCAACTGGCTGGTCAACAAACCCTAAAAAGTACACAAAGCCAATAACAGTGACAGCAAAAGTTATTGCAATTGTGCAAGCCACAAACACAATCATGCGTGCGTGTAGGTAGTCAATCTCTGATCGATCTTTAGCCATTGCTGGCCTCGCATCTGTCTGCTACACGGCACTCAACTACAAGCGCGCTATTGCGTACTTTTTTAGGTGCGTTCGTGCGTTCACTGGCGCAAGCCATCGGGATAAGTGCAAGCATGACGCTAGCCAAGTAGTAGCGCGGCTTCATCGGCTGTAATTCCTAGCCTGTCAAGTACGGCTTGTTTCGCAACGGCTTTAGCGGCTTGCTCTGCAATCCAAGCATCGTAAGCAATTTTGTCTATTGCGTGTTGGGCGTATTCTGCATCGGTGAACTCGCGGTATTCGTTGCCGTCTTGCGTAAATAATTTATGCGATTGCGTAGCCATAAACCTGATAATTTCCTGTGATTGTTCCTGATGATGGGAAAAGTGTCAAACTGTCAAATTGGGTTGCGGCTCTAAACTCGCCGTTACCATGCCCGCCGCCCTGTGAACCGCCAACCCTGCCGTATGTATCCCAAACGAAGTTTGTGTCTAATGCTGCTTGTGGACTAAACACAGTAAGCACAACCTCATTGCGATCAGCACTGTTAAATTGTGTGAACTTCCATGCTGTATCACCTAAAATGTTTGCCGCGCCAATTGTCGATGCGCCAATTTGATAGGTAACGCCAGCATTGGAATAACTAGCAGCACTGCTGTCTGTACCCGAAGCTCGCAAACGAACAGAAATAACAGAACTATCAACGCTTGCTGCGGTCACATTAAAACTAATTAAATAATTTTGGTAAGTTGCAGTAAATGTGTTGGTTGGCAAACTTACTGTTGACGCGGCGCTAAATGTTGTGCCAGACAAAAACACTAAACCGCCAGCCGATGATGGCCCAACAGTAGCCCACGCCGCGCCATCGTAATACTGCACCACATTGGTGCTAGACAGATAACAAAGTTGGCCCTCTGCCAGCGCTTTATTGCTGCCACCAAACGCTGCATCTCTTGTAACTGTTGTTGCAAAAACTGGTACGCCTGTGCCGGCGCTTAAATTTTGTTGCGATGCAGTGAGCACCGTATTTGCCACAAAAAGTGGTACAGATGTTTGTTCGTTTGGCATAACGGTACTTTATCCTAACCTAGTGCGTTCGTGGTAGATAGCACACCAAACGTGATGTTGTCTAAAATGAACTGGTCAAGGATAACGGTTGGTGATGTCCATAGGGTCATGCGGTGGCCTCTGTTCATGTCAATAACGTGGTCTATGCCTTCAACTGATAGGTCTTGGTTAACACTCAATGGTGTGCCAGATGTAAAAGTTTTAGTTACTGACACGGTTTGCCCAATTTCTATTGGTGCTAAAACCGTTTTTTGGGCATCGGTCAAGCTGGCAAAAGTAGTTGACACATTGGTAAAGCGTGGGCGCGGTTGTGGGTAAAGCAGGTAACTGGCAAGTGTGGCGGCTTGCGCGTCACTGCTTAAGAGGCTGTCTGTAATTGCTTCAGTTTGCGTAAAGTACTGTGCTATTGACGCTGTGTTACTGGCGTTTTGTAGGGTGCCGCCAGATGCAATAGTGACGTTGGCATTGTTGATAACGGATTGTTGGTCAAATTCTACAAGAATGTTGTCATACGGTATGGCTGTGCCTGTGTCGTTAAATGTTGCGGTGGCAGCATCTAATGTTGTGCCAATTCTGGCTTGAGCCGTGAGGACGTTTGCTCGATTACAAAAAATACGACCCTGTTCGGCTTTTTGGATGCGGTTAATGTATGCGTTTACGTTTGTGCCGCTGACAATTGTGTAAGCGCCCAGAGTCGTTATTGGGCTGGCTGTTAAAGATGTGGCGCCTGTGTAGTTTGCAGCGCTTAAAACGGCTGTAATACGCGCTGATGAGGTTTGGCTACTGGTTGCGGTTTCAGGCAAATTGCCCTGTGCCAGCACATAAGTATTGTCAGCGGCGGCAATGCTGTAGGTCGTCATTCCAGCCATGTTGTAAGTCTGGTTAAATGTGGTCACTACGCCAGTAAACAAATATTCGCCATTACGACTTAACCTGATTGGGCGCAACGGCGCTAAACCAGGTTGTTCTGTCAACTGATTGTAATAAATGCTGGATGTATTAAACGGGTCAAAATTGCGATTACCGATTGGAACGCTAATTGACACAGACATTGTGCCAGGCCCAAACACATCTAACGGTTTGTGGCGGCCTCGACTAATGCTAATTACTTGGGCTACATCAGTGATGTCATTAAAATCTACGCCGTCACCGTCAAGAACATTGGTGCCGTCAAGTGTTGAGTCATCAAGATAAAAGGCGCTTGAGTCGTAACCATTAGACAGCTCTAAAAGGTATGTGCCGCCAGTAATGACGGTTGCGCCGGGCATTACCTGATAGCCAAGTCAAGCGGCCCATACACTTGCGTGTATTGCGTTAATGCGTCGACAACTGCCTGCCCTACATCGGCTGGAGATGAAATGCCACTAGACACGTTAATTGTTACATCTGGTCGGTTTGCTATGCGTTCTTGGATGCCACCAACAAATCCAATAGGGCCGTTTACTGGAGCAAAGCTAGGGCCTTGACTGCCGCCACCACCGCCACCGCCACCGCCACCACCGCCACCGCCCGGTGGCACTAATGGGCCAGTTGGCGTAGGCATGCTTTTTGGTGGGTTTGGTGGCGCAACAATGCCAACAGGTGCACCGATTGTGGGCAAAACAAAGTTTGGAATATAAGGTATGTCCGTAAATGGGCTTAAAAAATTTATGCCAGTAATTATTTTGTTAATTGCGTCAACAAAACCGTTACCAAAAATCTCAAAAGACCTCATTAAATGGTTAAGCACCATGTCAACAATGTTACGAAACGCCTCAAATTTTGTGTAAGCAATCACAAGAGCAGTAATTAGCAATGCTATTCCTGTAGCAATTCGTGTAAAAGGGTTTGCTGCCATTGCAAAGTTGACTGCAGTAATTGACAACGCTATTGCACCAATCGCCGTTGCCATAAACAGAAACGCGTCAGGGTTTTCTTGCGCCCAATCAGCAAAACTTTGTAACACAGGCAACACTTTTTCAACTGCTGGCAATAATGCCGCTCCAATTGACTCTTTAGTTTCATCTAAAGAATTTTTTAATATCTTGAATTTGCCAGCTGCGGTATCGGCTGCGACTGCGGCTGCACCACCAAACGTGTCGTTCAGCACTTGCATCACTTCATCAAGTGACGCACCATCCTTGATCATGGCTTTAATTTCTGGCGACAAGGCTTGTAGGCCTTTCATGTTGCCGCCATAAGCTTTAGCAAGCGCATCGCTCACTTCCACGAGTGATTTATTTGACGAAATGGCTATATCTTGCGCCAGCGTAAGTGCTTCTGTTGCTACGGCAATGTCTTTTGTGCCAGTAATCAAAACTGCCAAAGCCGGGCGAAGTTCACTGTCGGCAGTACCAGACGCCCTAGACATAGCGCTTATCATGTCCTCTGTTGCTTTAACCTGTGCCTCTGTTGCGCCAGTGACGTTTTCTAAAGTTAAAGCAAGTTGAGCGGCTTGCGCTTCATCCTCAATAGCAGCTTTTAACGCTTGACCAAGCGCTGCAGTCAATGCGACAAGTGCAGCCGCCGCCGCTACGGCAGCTTTCTTAATTGTAAATTGCGCTTTTTCTCCAACAGTTTCTAGTTGCTTAAATTGTTTTACAGCTTTGTCAATACCCTTGCCGTCAAACTCTGAAATAATTGGAATAGATAGCATTACAACGCCTGCCTAACTACTCGCGCGGTGTCTAAAATCATCTTTTGCATTTCTTTTTCAATGCCTTTACGCGCTCTATACACGGCAGGCCCAATTAGTCGAGTGCGACCGGGCGCAACAAAACCTAACTCATCGCCTAAACGGTTTGCGTTAGCACGGCCTGCAGTCTCAAAGATTGCTGTTGCTGGGTCTTTTTGCTCTATAAGAATTACACCTACAGCATTACGACGGGTGTCAATACGCAACTTGACACCGTTTTTGGCTTTATCAACGCTAAACGGAAACAGCCGTCGGTCTCTACTAGTCCATTTGTATGCCATACCAGATAAAGGCAATTGCGTGTACATATCTTTAGCGGCGTTTATTGCTGGTTGTGCAATGTCGTTGGCTTGTGCCCTAAAATCTTTTTGCAGTTGCGGGTCAATCTTTTTGAGTGCGTTAATAGTTTCTTTTACGCCTGACACTGTGATTGTTGTGTTGACCGTCATAGAAACTCACCTGTTCTTGTTATTCTTTTCTATAACACTAATCACCGTAGTGAGGTCGCGTGTGTCAAACTCAATGTGCGTTGGCCACCATCCTACTGCTACCAGCATTTCTGCTAGTTGTCGTCGGTAGGTGCCAACGCTGTAGGGTTTGGGTTTGTCTCATCGACGGACGTTAAATCCATGTTGGGATGCTGTTTGACCCATTCACGCCAGTTGTCTGGCACAGAGTCTCCAGCCAGTTTGCACAAATGGTAAGCCCAGCAAGCAATGTCGCTGTAACCGATGCCTTTACCGTCAGAAACTTTACGGTTTTCTAATTTTTCCCATTCACATACCACAAACATATTTGTAATCATGGTGCGTGTGCCGCGACCGTCTTGTAGGTCTAATTCTAATTTAACTTTCATGTGCCTGCTTTCGTGTCGGGCCGTTGCCGGCTGTTTTTAAGACGTTGCGACCGAATACACTCCTCCGGTCAGAACTATATCTATGGTATCCAAAGCGCCTAAGGCCGCATTTACGATCGGTAGCGTTTCGAGGTAGCACCCCACTAGTGACGAAATCGGATTGGTGGCACTTGTAGCAGCGCTTGTTGGTTTAATCGTAACCGTTGTAGATGTTCCTACAAGTGCAGCCAATGTTGCGTAAGTTTCTGTGGCTGCAAAACTGTTGTACATCGTCAAAGTCAATGTGCTGTTCTCAAGGCCGCCAACATAGACGCGTGCGGTCTTGCCAAACGATGTGCTTTCCAATGCCTCGATTACGCGAGTCAGGTTGGCTGCGCTGCACTGGTCGGACAAATCAACGGCATTAACCGTGACTACCGGATTGCTGAGATATGTGGATGTCGCCATTTTGGTTAAATCTCCTCGTTAGGTTCTGTACTAGTTTTAGCAGGTTTTTTAGGTTTAGGTGTGGATTGCTCAACAATGAAACCGCCAGACAGTAGCGCTGCCACGTTAATGCCGTCAGCTGGCACATAGGGGTCACCAATGATGCCAAGTTTGGTAGAGGCAATTGTGTAGATCATGCGGTTTGTGCCTGCACTTTGATTGTCAGGTCATAGCACGGAAACGATGCGCCACCAATGTCAATTGAGCCGGGTCTGCCGTCTAACACGATTACAGCGGATGCCAGCACTAATGCGACAACTTGCAAAATCTCGCGCAACACTGGCAACCCTGCAGGCCCAGACCCAACAACTTTAAGCGGAAAATCTATAGTCACAATGTTGCCGTTGCCTGCGTAAGTCGTAAAACTTGGCGCTAATAGAAACACGCAATTAGGAACTAATCGAGTTGGGTCAGTTACCACGCGCAAGCCGCTAACGGCTGTCAGCGTGGCTGCTACATCGTCTATGGCCTCGTTTAGTAGGTCTGTGTACGGTGCAGGCATTAGGCAACCGCTGGTCGGGGGATGCCCAACAATTGCTTAACGATCGGTGTCAATGATTGTTGGGTTGGTGTGCCCATTGTGTCAAACGCGGCAAACGCGGTTTCTATTGACCCTCGACTACGCCACAAAGCTGCACCATACATGAGCGTTCCTAATGTGGCATCTGCGCCGGGTGATGTGCTCAATGCGTCGTGGTAGCCGGACTCTTGCCTGCGACGATAACAAAACAAGTTTGCTGCGTTCGTGGCTTGTGTGGCCAACGTATAATCATCTGACGGATTACTGATGGTTACGCCCAAAAATGTGATTAAAGCGGCGACGGTAATCCATGTGCAGGTTTGCGTGTATTCCACTGACCCGTCGTAAGTAACAACATATTGAACATTTGACCCGGTAGCCGCATAAATAATTTGATTGGGTCTTGGCACATTGACATCAAATTGAAATTCGCCTGTAGTTGAGTCAACGCCAGTAAATTCGTATTGGGGCATGTCAAGCACTTTGAATGTGCCGTTAAACGGAACACCCAAAGCGCTAACCGTAATGTTTTCGCCAATGGTAATTTCTGTTGGTTCTAACGTGCTGATGCACGCGTAGTTAGAAATGAGTTGCTTACTGGCTGTGGTGTAATACGACATGGCGGTTACGCCGCCTCTCGACTAGGCCTGTGTGATTTTTTGAATCATGTTGGCGTTTGCTTTGAATGTGCAGAAGTAGCCGTGTGTGCTAATTCCACGAGTCAAAGTAGACGGATTGTCAACAGACAAAATGCCTTTCTGTTCCTCATAAATTTCAAAGCCGATGTCTTTCATGATGACCATTGTCTTGGTGCTGAAGTTGTTGTCTACAACCATTTGCAAACCAAGTGGGCCAGTGTTCGTCCATGAAGTCACCGATGCTTGACCAAGTGTGTTCTGTCCAGCAAGTCCTGGGCCGTTGACGTAACCAAAGATTGGTCGGCCAGCGGTGTCGACGAGCTGTTGAATGGCGCCCCATGTGTCTGGGCTGACAAACATGTGCGTTGGCAAATAGTTTGTTGCGTTCAGTGTCACGATTGCTGCGTCATAGATTGACTTCAACAAGTCGGTTACTGACAAGTCCCAAACGCCTGCCGATGTTGCAGCGGTCAACAAGTTGTCTGCTGCTTCGTTGTCGGTGGCAATCATGTATTCGCCAAGCATGTCGTTGATAACGATTTGTAGTGCTGCTGGGTCTGTGAAGTCGATGGTCTGGTAGCTGATGTTTTGGTATGCAGCAAATGTCTTTTTTGTGACCGTGTTGTTTGCAACAACCATTGTGGTTGCTGATGCAGCTGCACCTTCGGTTTGTGACGCGGCAGTTGTGTGCGTTGTAATTGTTGGACGGTTGAAAGTTGCTGATGGTGTCGATGGCATTGCACGTGCACCCAAAGCGGCAACAACTGGTCGCATGAAATTTAAGTCTTGAAATACTGGGCCCAACTCAACTTGTGTTAAGAGACCCGGCACGCTTGTCAGAAATTCATCGCCTGCAGCTGCTTTAACTGTTGGCACTTTGTGGTAATCGTTGTAGTCCTTAAAGTTTTGTTGTGCCTTCACCCATGCGTCGCCGCCCTGATGAAATGATGCAATGTAATCCCAGCGTGACATCAAACGTGGCTCGCGCTTCACGGATGCAGTAATTGGCTCTGTTGGAATGATGACTTCTGGTGCTGCTACTTCGCTCATGGTTTCTGTCTCCTGTGTAGGTTCTGTCTCAATAATACTTATTTCTGGCTCGTCTTGGTGGATACTCGCCGCCACTTGTGTGATGACGCTGCCTTCAAATGCTGGTTGGCTGACCAACGATAATTCTTGCCATTTCGCTGACTCAATAACCATGACGCCGTTATCGTCGTGCCACTTAACTGGTTGCACCCCAACTGACACTGCGTCAATGGTGCCGTCACTAGCCAAAATCATTGCTTCATCGCCTAGACGGGTTGCCGACACTTTTGCCACAAAGAGCATTGCGTCTGGCGTGTCTAGGCGTTCGGTCACTTGGCCAATGATTTGGGTTGAGTCATGTTGCATGTAAAGCTTCGGGTTTTTGCCTTCGGCTGACAATGAGCCGGGCATAAAACGCACTTGTGTGCCGTCTGAAACGGTGGCTGTTTTGCAATATTCGACGGCTACGCCAGAGATTTGACGGCGCGGTGCGTCGCCAGCTGCAGCGTCAACGGTAAACGTGGTTTCTGGTATAAGTCTAATCATGATGGTGATGTTACTCCCATTGGTGTGGTTACTTCTGGCATTTGCATTTGACCGTATTCGGTTGACAAATAATCCTCGTAATCAAACTCGACGTAGGTGCCGTTTGGCAGTACGTTGTTTTGGCTAAGGGTTGACGTGATGCATTCGGCATACGCTTTAGCGCCAAATGTCCACAAGTCGGCGCGTGCACCGTCGTTGCTGACATAAGAGTATGAGCCGACGTCACAACCAACCAAATAAAACGGCACATTGCAGATGCGTGCCATTTCTTTTGCTTGGAATTCGGCAGAGTCAATTAACAGCATTTTGTCTGGGCTAGTAGCGGTTTCTGTGTATGTCAAATACTCGTTTAGTGCTGCCGTCTGATTGGTGGCGCGTGCTGCGTTAAACGCTGACGCTAAATCGGCTAATTCTTGGCCCGATAGTGGTTCGCCGCCAGTTTGTTTTAGTACGCCGGCTGGGATTGACGACGCGCTATTGCGGTAGCGAGCCGCTTCGAGTTTTAGAGCTGTGCCAACTGATTGTGTTGACATTGACGTGATGCCTTGAATTGGTGACAAAAATTGCACGACGTTGTTTGGGTCTAATTGGTTGCCGTTGAAATAGATTTCTTTTGATGGGCCAAACCAGACGGGGCCAACCATGTCGGTGGTGGAAATTGAGCCCATTGGCAGACGTTGAAATGATGCTGGAAAACCGTCGGCTGTGCGTGACGTGATGTACCACATTGCTCGACCATAAAAAAACAAGTCATCAAATGTCCACGACAAAATAAAGTTGTTTGGCACGGCTGGGTCAATCCTTCGCAACCAGCTGCGTGGCGCAATATGTATTTGCATCATTTCTTCGTCTAATTCGTTCCAAACTTCGTTGTACATTCGCAAACTCATGCAACCGATAACTGATGCAATTAAGTCGCGTGCACGGCTAATAGTTGGAACCGACATACAACGGTTACGCGCTTCACCCTCTGTGAAATTGTAATACGACGCTAAAGCTTGGCTGACGCTGCCGCCAGATGCGGCCGCTTTGGCTGGCGGTGGCGAAACAGCTGCCTTAGTAACTAGACGATTAAAAATGGCCATGTTTAGAGTGTGTCACAATCTATGTCGTTTGTGGTGGCATCGACCCGGTATGCGATGCGGTATCCCGACGATAAGCAAGCCATCGAGCCGATGCCAAGATGAGCCTAGTGGCTACACAACAACGAGCATTGGCTTACCAGATGACGTTGGTCGACTGGTCAGTGCTGCTGCCCAAACCATGCAGCGCGCCAACTCAATAGGGCCCGGTGATCGTTGGCTAGATAGCGCAATGCTGTTTTGTGATCTGACCGCTACAGCGCGGCTGACGTGTTCAGCAAGTTGGTTGCTGCCGTCGTGCCATAACAGTTTTTCGTTTATCATGTTGCGGACTGACGGCGTAAATTTTAGGATTTCGCCGTAACCGACAATGACGCGCCGACGCTCTAGCGATGTTGGCCAGTGGTTGTCTACGGTTGGTGTGATAGCAAATTTGATTGCAGGGTTAGCGCATAGGCGCTCGACGTGGCTCAACATTTCGCTAAATGTGTCTGCGACAAACTCAACGGTTGCCACAGTGCGTCGGTCTGGTAGAACTACACATCTGACAGCAAAATAGCGTGTGTCATCCAAACTGGTTTCTATGGCTACGGTTCCGCCCTCTGGCAACTCACCGTCATACAGCAACGCTGGCCACTGTCCTGGCTGTATCCATGATTTGTCGCTGGCAACCCACAAGTTACATGACGCCCGTAGAAACGCGGCACGGTCAGGGTTTTCAGACTCGGCCAGCAACGTGGCAGCGGTCAAAGTTATCCCTAGTGCAGGGTTGCCGTATACCCACGCGGCTGGGCTCATCGGGTCAAGCTCTGGCGGTGGACTCCATTCCGCAAAATAAAACGATGCGTTTTTGCCTGTGTCAATCGCCCTCAATCCTTGTTCACGCCAACGCAACATTGCGGTACTGGCTTCCGTGCCGGCTGTAGACCACATCGAGAGCAATGGTGAAACTTGTGCACGTTGAGCCGGCAACAAACCGCCGTCAATTACTTCGCGCGAAATATCCCACATCTCATCAGCCACGACCAGTGACGGTGACGTGCCGTGACCCACAGAATTGTTAGCTGCACGCACCAACCAAGTAGACCCGTCTGGCATTGTCACTCGATTACGGCCGTATGACTTCATCAGTGTGGCGTTAAAACGGCTTTCCAAAATAGGTGCCAACTCGTCAAACAACATAACCGCCAAATCCAGACGGTGAGCAGTAGATAACACAGTCTGTTTTTTGCCACGCACTTTAGGCATCTCTGTAAGCCACCAACCAACCAAAGCCATAAGAGCTGTTGTCTTACCGCACTGGCGAGCAGTAGAAACCAACGACACACGGTTCACCAACTCAAAATTGCTGTCATAAAGCAACTGACCGTCAAGCGCCGTGTACTGCCAATCCATTAACTCCACGCCCATGTACTCCCTGCACCATTCCCTAACTTGCGGCGCAAACGAACCGGCACAGTCTGGCCTCGACGTTTCCAATCTCGGCTGAGCACGGCCAGTTACCGCCAATCCTGGCTGGTTAGGGCCAGTTGGGATAGACAAGACTTGGGTCG